CTCCAGACCCCGCTTAAACCGGTCATGGATAACATGTACCTCGACACCTTCTTCTTTTTCGTGCCTAATCGACTTGTATGGACGAACTTCGTAAAATTCATGGGAGAGCAAGCAAACCCTGCCGACTCAACCTCATATCTTGTTCCAACGATGGCGTCACCTGCGGGCGGCCCCACGGTTGGGTCTCTCTCCGATTACTTCGGCATCCCAACAGAAGGCCAAATTACCGCAGGCGACGTAATCACCTTCGATAGCCTTTGGCACCGCGCCTATAACCTTATCTGGAACCAATGGTTCCGGGACCAGAACCTTCAAAACTCAGTAACAGTCGACGTAGGAGACGGCCCGGACACCTACTCGAACTACGTTCTTCTTAAACGAGGAGCACGCCATGACTACTTTACTTCGTGTCTCCCTTGGCCTCAAAAAGGAACAGCTGTCTCTATTCCCCTTGGAACTTCCGCCCCAATTATCGGGCTCGGAAAAACCGACCGAACGTACGGCGGAACAAACGGGACCGTTTACGAAACCGATAAAGGAGCTACGACCAGAAATTACGCCTTTTACACGAACCCGGCGACGGACAACGGCTTCATTCTTGAAGGCACCGCCGCTACAGGCGGAAACCCAAAAATCTACGCAGACCTCTCTACCGCAACAGCCGCCACAATTAACAGCCTACGACTTGCATTCCAAACACAACGGTTGTTGGAACGCGATGCTAGAGGCGGAACCCGATATACAGAGATTATCAAGTCTCATTTCCAAGTCACCTCACCTGATGCGCGCCTACAAAGATCGGAATATCTGGGAGGCAACTCGACTCAGATTAATTTCACGCCGATCCCACAAACTACAGCAACAGGCCTTACTGGTGGAACGACTCCTCTCGGAAATCTATCTGCCATGGCTACACACTCTCAGTCAGGAGCTGGATTCGTTAAATCTTTTACCGAGCACGGACTCCTTATTGGTCTGGCATCTGTCCGAGCAGATCGTAACTATCAACAGGGTCTCAATCGAATGTTCTCTCGCCAAACGAAGCTTGACTTCTACTGGCCGGCACTATCCCACATCGGCGAGCAAGCCGTCTTAAATAAGGAAATCTATGCACGAGGAACCGGCACCGTTACCACTGACGCCGATACGTTTGGTTATCAAGAACGTTATGCAGAATATCGTTACAAACCGAGCCTTATTACAGGGAAGTACCGCTCCACTGCGTCTGGTACCCTCGACATCTGGCACCTTGCCGAAAAGTACACCAGCCTCCCAACCCTTGGTTCGACATTTATATCAGCCCTTCCCCCTATCGACCGAGTAGTGGCTGTTACTTCTGAACCTCAATTCCTATTTGACGCCTATTACAAGCTCATCTGCGCACGACCAATGCCGGTGAACTCTGTCCCGGGCATGATTGATCACTTCTAATGGGATTCGGCGGCTTCATCGGAAGCGTACTCGGAGACATTGGGACCACACAACTCGACATGGCTACCGGAGGCGGCTTTTCCAATGCGAAAGCCGTCGACGCGGCCAACCAGCAGAACGCAGCCTATGCCAACCAACAGATGGCCTTCCAAGAAAGGATGAGCAACACAGCCTATGAAAGAGCAGTCGCCGACATGCGAAAAGCCGGACTTAATCCTGCGCTTGCCTACCAGAACGGAGGCGCTTCTGCTCCAACGGGAGCAATGGCACACGCCGAGCCAGGCCAGAAAGGACAAATTGGCGGAGGACTCGCGCAGACGGCAGCAAAGACGATCGGACTAAACGCCGAAGTGAATAAAGCCCAATCTGAAACCAAACTTAACAAAGCCAACGAGGAAGTCTCTCAGGCGAAGATCGGTGAAACCTCCAACTCTGCTCGCAAAATCGAAGCCGAAACCGAGTTAGCCCGCGAACGCGCGAAAACCGCTAAAAACGAGCGCGAAATTTCGGATCTGGAAATGCCAGCACGCCGAAAAATGTCCAAAGTCAATCCGTATTTAAATTCTGCTAAAGACGCAGCGAACGTTATCCGAACATTTAAACCATAGAGGAAAAATGGCACCACAAAACGCATTTGCAAAAGACACCATCTCAGTCAAAGACCCCCAGCTCGATAAACTTTGGAAAGGACCCAGAGTCCGTGACGAATATCAAGCCCGAGAGGAATCTCTTTCTCATCCTGGCACTAATTGTGAAGGCGATCCCGGCCTCACTGACCAATCTCAGTCCGCCGAAACGGACGTAAATATGATTTTCGCTCGTGCCCTTCGCACGGGAGGCATTCTTCCTGGTGCCGACACCGAAGGAGTCTATGGCGACTTCTCGTCCGTTGAGGACTTCCAACAAGCGCAAAATATTATCAGCCGAGGCATGAACCAATTTAGTTTACTAAATGCCGAAGTACGCAAACGCTTTAACAACGACCCAGCACAATTCTTGGAGTTTGCTACGGACGAATCTAACATCCCAGCGATGGTCAAGATGGGCCTTCTCGACGAGTCGGCCCTTCCCCCACCGCCAGCGGCCCCCGATTCACCTGGCGGGCAGCCAGGCCCTAAAAAAGACGTTGCAGCGCCAGCCAAACAACCGGAACAGTAAAACCACTTGATGTAACTGTTCCCACTGACAGCTTTAGCTGTCTAAACCCCAAGGAGAAACACCATGTCAAAACGCAGATCTATGTCCAAAGGACACTCTCAAAAACTCTTCACACGCACCGCAAAAAAGGTGCATGGAAAAAACGGAGTCACAGTACTCCGTGGCGGAATCAGGCTCTAACTAAAAAGCGAGCCGGGCGTATCTTTAGTACTTCCCGGCTCGCAACTCTCTCAACACACCAACAAACTAAAAAACTAAAAACAAAAACACAAAACCCTACTCCCCAATCCCGTGTAAACCCTAACCCAACAAGCAACAGCTACACACCGTCGGAACACCGCCTAAGCGGAGACGGAATCTTAAGGACGAAGTCCAATGCCTTGTTACCGCCCCCTCCGCGCCTACTATTCTAAAAAAGTGAACGAGACCGGAAAACGGTCCCTCGTATTCACTCCTAATCTGGCGCTATCCTCTGATCCTTCGGATCAAGTCACCCTACCCTGCGGCCAGTGTATTCACTGCCGCTTAGAAAAATCTCGACAGTGGGCCATGCGATGTATCCACGAATCTAAACTCTACGAGCGCAACTGCTTTATTACCCTCACCTATTCAGACGAAAACCTACCCCTCAACGGATCACTCGACTACGAAGCCCCTGTCCTCTTTATGAAACGCTTACGCGAAAAATATGGCCCTGGAATCCGCTCTTACGGATGCGCCGAGTACGGCGAAAAACTCCAGCGGCCTCACTACCACATCTGCATCTTCAACCATGATTTCTCCGACAAAAAACCCTTCAACCACAAGCACTGGGGAACCGATGAGCACACTTTATATAATTCTAACTCTCTTGAGTCTCTTTGGGATCTCGGTCATTCGTCCGTCGGGGCATTCACATTCGAAACCGCAGCCTACGTCGCCCGATATGTCACCAAGAAAATCACGGGAGACAAAGCCGCCGAACACTATGAATCAACCAACGCCTATACCGGCGAAATTACCGAGCGCCTTCCCGAACGGGCTATCTGCGTCTCGCGTCGCCCCGGAATCGGAAAAGGATGGTACGACAAGTACGGAAAGTTCCTCCGCGACCACGACTTCGCCATAATCAACGGAAAAAAAATGCGGCCTGCAAAATACTACGACCGTCTTTTTGATCTTGCATCTCCTGATGAATTTGCAGAGACTAAGAAGCAACGAAAGAATAAAGGAATACTTGCCGCTGAAAAGTTCGAAAAAGAACACGAAAGCGGCTCTTTCCAACGAACACTGGTCATGGAAGAAGTTCATAACCTGAGCGCTATAAAGCTCATAAGAAAGCTCGAAAATGGAAAATGAAAACAAACAAACGTACTCTCACAAGATCTTTACGATCCGCGACGCAAAAGCAAACACCTTTGATAGTCGAATTCTTGTGCAAAGGACGACCGCAGAAGGACTTAGGACGTTTCAATCGCTCTGTACGGACCAGAATACAATGGTTGGAAAGTATCCTGAAGACTTCGCCTTCTTCGAACTCGGCGAATTCGATGAAACATCAGCGAGCTTTAAGATCCATAAGCAGGCTATTAATCTCGGCCTCGCGGCTCAATTTGCAAAACCGGACGGAAACGTCCCTTCCATGAAAGCGGTTAACTAATGTCATTCGGGGGCAAGATGGGCACGCAGCCCAGTGTGATGAAGCACAACTTCTCTACTGTACCAAAAGCCGAAATGCAGCGGTCTTCATTTGACCGCAGTCACGGATATAAGACGACTTTCGACTCTGGATATCTTGTCCCCGTCTTCGTTGACGAAGTACTCCCGGGAGACACCTTCAACCTTAAAATGTCTTCGTTCGCACGACTCCAGACCCCGCTTAAACCGGTCATGGATAACATGTACCTGGACACCTTCTTCTTTTTCGTTCCTAATCGACTTGTATGGACGAACTTCGTAAAATTCATGGGAGAGCAAGCAAACCCTGCCGACTCAACCTCATATCTTGTTCCAACGATGGCGTCACC